TTCGGTCCTTGACACTAGTGAACATCTGTATACCATCGCCCCACCCGCAAAGGAGCTTCCCCCATGAACGCGATCTCGTCAATCGACCGCCACCCCGGTGACGCCGAGGCCCACGCCGCAGGCTTCGCGATGGCCGAGCTCTACGGCTCGCCCGCACAAGGCGATGGCCGCTGGGTCAACGGTCGCCTCGTGTCCACCTACGCAGTCGGCGACAGCGTGAACGTCGCCTTCGATGACGGGCATCGCCGCTGCGTGGTGATCGAGGCGCTCGACGCCAACCGCTACCACGTTGTCGAGCACCTGCCCGGTGGAGGTCGCAGGCACCACGAGATCGACGGCGACGCGATCGCGGCGTTCTGAAAAATCGTGGGGGAAATGGCATGGGTATTGCCCCCCCCCCCCCCCCACCTAGATTCCCAGCCCTACATGGGCGATGGACACAAGGCCAGCACACGGAGACGGGGTGGAACCCCGGACGCATGGAGGCAGATCGCCGCTGACGCAGGACGGGGACGCGGCGGCTTTGACTGAGGATCGACAACGCAAGAAAGCGAGGAAACGGAATGGTTCAGATCAGAAAGGCTCGCCGATCGGCGACCAAGCTCAGGCTACTGCTCACCGGCCCGAGCGGCAGCGGAAAAACCTACGGGGCACTGCTCGTCGCGAAGGGGCTCGGTAGTCAGCGAACGATCGTCATCGACACCGAGCAGGGTTCGAGCGATCTCTATGACAGGCTGCACGACTTCGATGTGATCGACCTCGTGCCGCCCTTCACGCCCGAGGCGTACATCGAGGCGATCGACGCCGCCGAGGCGGCCGGTGCCGACTGCATCGTGATCGACTCGATCAGCCACGAGTGGAACGGCAAGGGCGGATGCCTGGAGCTCGTGGACGAGATCGCACGGGCGAAGTTCAAGGGCAACACGTGGTCGGCGTGGAGCGAACTCACGCCGCGTCACCGGGCGTTTATCGACCGGATGCTGCGGTCGTCGGCCCACGTGATCGCCACGGGCCGGTCGAAGACCGAGACGGCCCAGGTGGATGACCACGGGCGTAAGAAGGTGGTGAAGCTCGGGATGCGTGTCGAGTCGAGGGACGGCGTCGAATACGAATTCACGACGTGCATCGACCTCGTCCACGACGGTCACTTCGCGGTGGCGTCGAAGGACAGGACGGGCATCTTCGGCGGCGATCCGAAGCCGATCAGCGTGGACACGGGCAAGGCGTTCGCCGAGTGGCTCGCTGGCGGCACGCCTGCACCGAATCCGCTCGTCGCACAGATCCGCGAGTTCGTGGCGACGGCCGAGCCAGAGCGACTGAAGGCGACGACGAAGCGGATCGATGCCCTTCTCGCCGAGGGCAAGTTGACGAGTGCCGAGTGGGAGTCGCTGACCGATGCGATCACCGCTCGCGTGGACGGACAAGCGGCAGTCGTTGCTGCCGCTGAGTGAGGACGGACCCTACAGGAGACAGACCCCATGAAGTGGGACATCGGAGAGGAGTTCGACGCGCCGCCCGCAGTGGCGACGACCGAGCGGCAGATCATGCCGGTCGGCAAGCACACGATGATCGTGAAGTACGCGGAGGAGGGACCGAACGATTACAAGCGGAGCGACGACAACCCTGAAGGGCTGTGTCTGAAGCTGCGGCTGTCGGACCTCGACGGCCGGTTCAAGTTCGTCTTCGACGATCTTCCGCAGTCGAAGTCGCTCGCGTGGCGGGCGAAGCAACTGGCGGCGGCGATCGGCATCACCCCGCACGGCGAGACGCTGTCGCTGACGCCCGACGACGTGATCGGGCAGACGATCGAGGTGGAGCTCAGCCACTACACGAGCAAGGCCGGGAAGTTGTCGGCGACCGTGAAGCGGTACATCGAGCGGACCAGCGACGCCAGGCCGAAGGCGACGGCGAAGCCAAGGACGCAGGCGGCGCGGGTGACCGAGATGCTCGACGACGATGTCGTCCCGTTCTGAGGAGGTGGCGTCGTGAACTGGCACATCAAAACTGGCGAGCGATCGGTCATCGGCCCTGGCTCAGCGATCGACATCGTGGTCGGTCGCCTGGAGTACATCGTGGCTCAACCCAGGTGCAACAGAGAGAAACTCATGGCAGAGGCGATCGAGTACGCGAGGCTCGTCCGAGGGTGGATTCGTGAGCACGAGCCAAGGGTTGAGCGTCCAGTTTTCGACCCCGACAAGGAGTACATCGGCGCGAGACAGGGTGGAAAGCCGGGACCGATGAGCGACGGCTAGGAGACAACCCGGCCCGCCCTGGCCGCAGCGGCTGCTCCATACCGGCTGCATGGGTCGCGAAGCGGGAGTCGCGAAAAACCACCGCAGTCGAAGCCGCTACGTTCCGGCGGTGACTCGACCGAATGCCCCACGTCACGGGGCCGAAACAAGGAGGTTTCCCATGCCACCACGTGACCGAGTCCCGATCGACCGCATCCGCGAGCTTCTCGCCCGTGGCGTGCGTCAGAAGCAGATCGCACAGCGGCTCGGGGTGTCACTGAGCGTCATCAACTGCATCGCGAACGGACGGTATCGGCACGAGCGCACGGAGGCTACCAAGTGAGCAACGACGCTTTCCACCTCGACACGATCTCGCGGTGCGCCGACCTCCCGCTCTTCGCACCGCGACCACCATCGGCTCGCGGCAGCGTGACATCTGCGGCGGCGGCTGACTCGTTCGACGGCGACTTGGTGACAGATCTCCAGCGCGTCGTGCTTGACCTGCTTCGCGAAACGCCGGGCGGGCTCACGGACGAGGAGATGGCGAACAGGCTGGCGATGAACCCGTCTACGCAGCGGCCAAGGCGGATTGAGCTTGTGCGGCTCGGGCTAGTTGCCGAGGCCGGGACGAGGAAGAACAGAAGCGGAAGGGCTGCGACGGTTTGGAGGGTGAGACCGGCGTCGCGTTGACGACCGGTGGAGGGTGAGGACACGAGGAGAGACGAGAAATGACAGAACAAGCATACAAGTTCACGTTCGGCAGGCAGAGCACAAGCGGACGTGCGGCGTGTGCTGTCGGCGACGTTTACATATCGCGTGTGCGGGAATCGAGCCAAAGGGAGAGCCTGTCAGTTCGCATCAACGCGAACACGATGAAGCGGCTCGGTTGGATCATCGGCGACTACGTCAAGGTTCACCAAGACCACAACGACAACTGGATCATCGAGCGGGTGTCCGACCCGAGCGCTGGACTGAAGCTCTCCGCCGGAAACGGCAGCGCAGGCCACGCATACGTCAGGTTCACTACGCCGGAAGAGACGCTGAATCAAGTATTCAACGGCAGCGGGTCGTCGATCAACGCTGGTCTGGTTGAATTCAAGGGAAGTGTGGCCGTGTTCTCGAAGAACTGACGAACGCACCGCCCTCGTGGCAGGCACGATGCCGCTTCGACGCAGCGGGGCGGAATGGACGAGTGTGCAACGGTTTGCACGGAGGCCCAAATGAAAGACGACAACAGTTTCATTCAAGACCTCAGTGATAGTCGCGAGGCGGTAAACGAGTTTGCAGTCAAGGCTCGCGCCCGTGGAGTTCAAGTTTGGCTTCCGCCCGAGATGATCAGGCCAGACGCCTCAACTCGCAGACAGTACGCGGACGACGGCGACCTAATGATCCAGGCTCGAATCGAGCACAAGGTGCGGACGAACCTGTCATGGACGTGCCGCGATGACTACCGCTACCAGACCGTCATCGTGGACGAGGTTTACAAGGAAGACGCAAAGGCTGACCGTCGGGTTTTGATGTACGTCATCGAGGACCAGACACGGCAGCACGCTGCCGTTGTGTACGGGTGCACTCGCGAAAAGTGGCAGGTCGAGCGAATGTATGACCCGATCCAGAAAAGGGCATGCGACTTCTACACGATTGACAAGAGTCTGGTGAGGTTCTGCCCGGTTGAAAAAGTTTTTTGATCGGCGTCGAGTGAAGGAGTCCACGGATGGCACGCCACAAGGTTGACATCTACATGCCGCTGTACGTCAGGGACTTCCTGACGAGCACGCTCGGCTGGTCGGCCGAGGAGCGCGGGCACTACCTCACGCTCTTGATGGTCGCCTGGGACCGTGGCGGTCTGCCCGCCGAGCTCGACCAGATAGAGCGGTTGTCGCCCGGCGTCACGAACGTCTGGCCCATGCTGCAAGACAAGTTCCCGGTGGACGAGGACGGTCTGCGCCGAAACGCCCGCCTAGAGAAGCACCGCGACCGGTGCGTCGAGCTCAAGGACAAGCGGATTGAAGCTGGGAAAAGGGCGGCGGCTGCGAAGGCTGCGGCGGTCGCCGCGCGAGCAAACGGTGAGCAATCGTGCAGCAATCGTGCAGCAATCGTGCAGCAAACGGTACCGATTGCTGAACCAATCGTGCAGCAAACGGTACCGATTGGTGCAGCAATCGTGAAGCATCCAACGTCAACGTCAACGTCAACACCAACGTCAACTTCTCCTAACGGAGAAGATAAATACACACACACACACGGCGGCGACGACTTTCGCCAGCCTGGATGGGCGGCAACCGAGTGGCAGCGGTTCGTGGCGGCGTGGAACGTCACCGAGCGGGCCGAGCCGTGGCCGCACCTGACGCCGCCAGACGGCTGGGTTGACCTCGCTGCGTCGCCAGGGTGGCTCGAACGAGCCCGCGAGGCTCTCGCCCGCCTGCCGAGCCGCCAGTTCTTCGACCGACCGCTCCCGGTCACCCGTTTCTTTGACTTCGTGGACAGGATCAGAGCTGGCGAGTTCGCTGACCCGAAGGGCAGCACGAGATCCCGACCGAGGCAACCGGCAGGAGGGAACCTATGAACCGCACGTGGGATGAGAACAAAGCTGCGATCAACCAGCTCTGGCCGGTCGCCCAGTTCACCGAGGAGGAAAAGCGCCTCTGGCACGACGACCTCTCGGGGCTCGACCAGGACACGCTCTACGACTCGATCCGCAACGCCAAGCGGACGCACGATTCGATCTACCCGCAACTCAAGTGGATGCTCGACGCCTACCGCGACCTCGACGCTCTGCGGAGGGCGGCGCTACGTGTCACTCGTCCGATGGAGAAGAAGACCGAATGGAACATCAGCGACGAGCGTGATCGGCAGAAGTGCAACGAGATGATGGAGTGGGTCGATCGCGCTCAACCGAACGAGTACGAAACCATCCGGCACGCCGTCTTCTCCGACGAGAACTTCCCGCAACTGCACAGCACGACGTGCCTGCGCATCCTCGCCTACGCGAAGGAGCGGCTGTGCGGGATCAAGCCGCAGTTCGGTCGTGTGAACGACGGCGGCGGCGTGACGCCTGCGTTCACGACAGAAGGCATCCAAGGCAGGACGCCGCTCGCACTCAGGGACTGAGCACATGACCGCAACCACGCTACCGCCGATCACCGATCGCCAGCGCGAAGTCTGGCAGTGGGTCCGCGACCACCACGCCCGCGAGCGTATCGGCTGCGGCGTCCGCGACATCTGCGTGGCGTTCGGCTTCGCATCGCCCGAGGGCGCTCTGTGCCACCTGCGACCGCTGCGGAAGCGCGGCTGGGTCGAGTGGCGTGACGGCCGAGCCAACACGATCATCCCGACCCTTGAATCGCTGGAGGCATCCGATGACGAAACGTGAAATCAACGCGATTCACTCGGCGTGCTTTCGTCGCTCGTGGGACGACGACACGGATGACGCGTCGCGGCTCGTGCTTGAACGATCGTCGCAGGCGATGACCGCGCTCAAGTCGCAGGTCAAGGGCCTTCGCGAGCGTCTCGCACGTCAGGCGCTGCACCTGGAGCGTGCCGAACTCGACGCCGAGATCATGCGTCGCGCGGCGTTCGGCGAGCAGAAAGGCGGCGCGGCGTGACCGAGCTCGCCCTTATCGCAATCGGGATCGTGATGCAGTCGGCGACGTTCGCCTTCGGCATCCTTGTTGGTGCGTCACTCAGGAGGAGAGGACATGACGACGGCAACGGCTACGAGAAAGCGAAGGAGTTCTGGCATCGTGCTGGCAACGGCGACGCTCAAG